AAAGATTATATTCACTATTTATATGAGCCATGCAAAATATTGATTAGTGAAGTAAAAGTTATAGACAAAGAAAATATAATTTATCATAAAAAAAGTGGGCTATATGAAGTTAAAAAACAAATTGAAAAGATATAAAACAATTAACAATTCAATATCAACAAACAAATGTTATTATATTTGATTATATTAAATATAAATTATATCTTTACAAAATAAATAACAATAATGAATAAAGTTAAAGGGATTAAAGACTTAATGGAAAATGGTAGGTATAAGCCA